TTTTTTTTTAAACACCGAAGTTGATAGTGCTGTTACGGGCGTTGGCCCGACTAAGCTTTAAAGGATCCCGACTTTAAAGAAAGTCGTGCGCCAACACATTGTAGTGGCAACCACTGACATCATCAAATGACTCAGGGTTAAGAACCACTTCTGCGAACAGATCTTCAACGTCAGATCCAAAAATGCCGTACCTATGATAGCAAAAGGCATTGAACTCTGTGAAGCTAGCCACGTCATCAAGAATAATCTTCTGACGAATATTACGCAAGGTGACGCCTGCCTCTCGAGCATTCCAGCTAACATAAGCATCAGCATCTCTGAAACCCTTGGGGTCATGTTTAACAAATCCCCACTCCCATGAAAACCTCTGCAAGAAAAGGTCCCGGAGCTGGGGAACGAAGCGAAATTCGTATGCATACCCGACGGCCTTGCCAGCAAAATAGGCATGGTCAGATAGCGCTGGATTGAGGTTTGCACGCATGTTAAACCTAGCGATAGCCTTCCCAAGCAGAGGCACAGTGAAGTGCGACTTCCGCTTGTTAGGTATAAAACAACGACTAAGAAACGTTGTGGAGACCATACAGGGGAACCTCTTGACTTTGGCCTCCATAACCGCTTCCTTGGCGATGTTTTGGTAGATTTTACATGCATTCCTGGGCAAACCTTGCACTCTATGCAGCGCATCGTCACCGAGAATGCACGACGAAGAAACCTCCACTCGCGTTTCGCGTATGAACGCATAACTTATGACCATATTCCAGAAGCTGTTCCTCAGGGTAGTATCAGTCGCCCCAGTAGGCAACTGATTCTGTATGACAGCCTTGAGGCCATGTTTCCGGTTAGCAACTTCAAAGGTATTGCTCAAGCCATACAAACGCACCCACCATTCAGGCGCCCCAAGCCTACGGAATAACCGCATGCAAAGGACGTGAACGTCGGGGCATTGAAGCTTGTCGTTAGATGAAAAGTCGCATTCAACGTAATCGCCACTGCCTTCCTCCAGAAATGGTACATAATCTGGAGCTACTTTCTTGTAAGCTAGGCGAAAACGATGTTGGCCAGTCGTGCGTTCACAACACTGATTTAATCTATCAAGCAATTCGCAAACGATTGGGCCACTGAGAGCATTATGCACATCCGTGCCCTTGTAAATGACACGTGGGGCCCAATTTGGTTTGTGTTGCACCAGAAGAGCTTCAGTCTTAACGAAAACTTCCTTACGGGAGTAGTCTTTGACCCTACTGGAAGCAAACAAATCCAAAGCATCAACCATTCTTCTCTGCTTCTCGGCACCAAATTTTGAATTCCAGGTGTCGAATAGATCCCGGCTCCACTCGAAAGAAGGGAGTTGTTCGGGAACCAGCAAAGAAGTGAGCTCAATCGCAGCGGAGAGCACCTTCGGGGATGCACGTTGATTGCTATGATAATTGCAACGCTTCCTAAAAGCTGCAACAAAATTGTGGTAGCCATTATCAGGCACCACAGGATGAAACCCCTCCAACAAGGGTCCCCCTTTTACGACTGGGAGTAGGGCATCTTGCCACTTTCGCGGGACTCCAAAGCTGACACCAGAAATTGGCTTTATTATTGGGTCAGCTGCCGCATGGTATTCACGGGCCAGTCGTAAATAGGGGGACTGACGGCCAATGGCCGGGCAGGGGTCGGTATCGGAGTCGATGGTGGTGGTGGTGGAGTGGTGGTTGTTGTGGTGGTTGTGGTTGTGGATGTAGG